ATTATAAAGGCTGTGCTATGCTTGGCATTGTGGTAATAGTACTTGTTACTCTTGTAAGCATAATTGTTTCAGGAGGCTTTGGGTATATGTTGATCAAACAAGCAAAGAGGGAAGACATTGCTGCAAAGAAGATGGTTGAGGCCGAAAAGGAGAGGATGAACAAAGTTAAGACTGATGGCGAGACACAATATCAAAAACGCGTTTCAGAGCTGAAGGCAATAGTAGCATCCAAGCAATCAGAACCAAAAGATTGTCAGTTGAGTGATTGGAGTGAATGGTCAAAGTGTTCTTCCGAATGCGGTGGTGGAGAGCAGGTAAGGACACGTACTCTCATTGCCCTTCCCATCAACGGTGGTGCTGAGTGTGGACCACTCATAGAAAGAAAGGCTTGCAATACACAATCATGTTTGGTTGATTGTAAAGTTAGTAATTGGAATGAATGGAGCTCTTGTACTGCATCTTGTGGCGGCGGAAAGCAAACAAGGTCAAGGACAATTCTAGTAGCTAGTTCTGGAGGTGGCAAAGAATGCCCTGTTCTTTCTGAAACCCAAGATTGTAATATTGGTAAATGTCCAATTGATTGCAAAGTAGGTGAATGGTCTGCCTGGAGTGCTTGTGACAAGGAGTGTGGTGGTGGTACACAATTTCGGACAAGAAAGATATTACAAGAAGCAGCCAATGGTGGTCAACAATGCCCTATACTAAAAGAGACAAGAACTTGCAATTCTCAAGCATGTGCTGCTGATTGTGAAGTTGGTGATTGGTCCAACTGGAGTTCTTGTACTAAGGCTTGTGGTAGTGGAACTCAAACAAGAACAAGGAGCGTTATCAAGCCTGCAGTGGCTGGTGGAAAGGAATGTTCAGTGCTGAATGAGACACAAACTTGTAATACACAATCTTGCTCTAAGGATTGTCAAGTAAGTGAATGGTCTGATTGGAGCGCTTGTACTAAGACTTGTGGAGGAGGCACACGAATCAGGACCAGGGTTGTCAACACACCCGCAACTAACGGTGGAAAGGAATGTCCAGCATTGAATGAAACTGAGGTCTGTAATACCCAAGCTTGTCCCATTGATTGCGAAGTAAGTACTTGGACTGAATGGGGTAGTTGCAACAAACCATGTGGGGGTGGTGTCCAGATGAGAACAAGGACAGTCACAAAAGCAGTTGCAAATGGTGGCAAGGAATGCCCAGTAGTGTCAGAGACAAAATCTTGCAATGAACAGTCATGTCAAGTCAATCCCACTGTGTCAGCAGCTACACCTGTGAATTGTGAAGTAAGTGCTTGGTCAGCTTGGAGCAAATGTGATAAAAACTGTGGTGGTGGTTCTCAAACTAGAACAAGGACTATTACTAAACCAGCTGCAAATGGTGGAACTGCTTGTCCAGTATTGACAGAAACCCAACCTTGCAACATTCAAGCTTGTCCTGTGGATTGTGTCACAAGTGATTGGGGTGCTTGGGATACTTGCAGTAAGACATGTGGTGGTGGTATACAAACCAGGACAAAGACCGTCAAAACTCCAGCTGCTAATGGTGGTAAGGAATGTGGTCCATTGGTGGAGACTAAGGCTTGCAATGAGGCTGCTTGTCCATCAGATTGTCAACTTAATGATTGGTCATCATGGAGCGCTTGTGACAAGACGTGTGGTGGTGGGACACAAACACGGACCACAACAGTCAAGAAGCCAGCTGCCAATGGAGGAAAAGGGTGTGGCCCCACGAAAGAAACGCAACCTTGCAACATAGCTCCTTGTCCGGGCTCAGTTGTATCTACCAATGGACGTTGCGGTACAAGTTTTGGTGAGACAAGATGCCCTAGTGGTCAGTGTTGTTCTATTTTTGGTTGGTGTGGTAGCGGTGAGGACCATTGTAAGACATACAGGGACAGTAGGGCAACATATCAAGGCACTAATGCACCATCTGCAAGCTCTTTTGACAAGGTCCATTGTCAAGTACAATGGTCTGGTTGGGGTCCTTGCAGCAAGACTTGCGGTAGTGGCACCCAAACCCGAACAGCAACTATTATTACGAACCCAGCAAATGGTGGTGATGCTTGTCCTGCATTGACACAGTCACAGTCTTGCAATACACGAGCTTGTCCTGTCCCAGGGGCAACTGTATCTACAGATGGCAGATGTGGTCCCGAAAATGAAGAAAAGCGTTGTCCAGATGGTCAATGTTGTTCAATATTTGGATGGTGTGGTAGTGGAACAGATCATTGTCAGACTTATCGACGTTCTGATACTGTCTATCATGGTGCAACTGTTTCATCATGTAATAAGACTGCTTGTAATAAGGTTATCAGCGATTATTTGAGTAGAGGTTGGTGGTATACATCCGCAAACTTTGGTGAATGCAAGGGTTGTAATGTTGTTAATTATCCCAACAGCTTATAATCTGTCTAAATCGTTTGTCATCGTCTGGGTGAGATAAATTTTATGTCTAGATATTAAATTCATCCTATATGCTGGGCATTGTGGTAATAATAATATTGAGCATCATAGCATCTGGAGGCTTAGGATATATGCTATTAACACAAGCCAAACAAAGAGACATTGCTGCAAAGAAACTTGTAGAAGCTGAGAAAGACAAAGAGGACAAGTTACGTATTGTCAAGAACACAGAGTATCAAAAGCATTTTTCTGATGTGAAAGCAAAAGTCACAGCCGTGATTTCAAAGCCTGTAGATTGCAAGTTGAGTGATTGGAGCGAATGGACAAAGTGCTCTGTTGAATGTGGAGGTGGAGTACAGACACGAAGTCGTACTCTTATTTCACCTGCTAAAAATGGAGGTAAATGTGGTCCTCTTACAGAAACGAGAGAGTGTAACATACAACCATGTCCAAAGGATTGTCAAGTAAGTGATTGGAATGAATGGACTTCTTGTACGGCACCTTGTGGTGGGGGCAAGCAGACTAGAACAAGAACAGTAATACAACCCAGTGTTGGTGATGGTAAAGCGTGCCCTTCTCTTGTTGAAGCAAAAGAGTGTAATACTAACAAATGCCCTGTAGATTGCAAAGTTGGTGAATGGTCTGCTTGGAGCGCTTGTGACAAGGAATGCGGTAGTGGAACCCAGTTTAGGACACGAAGGATATTGCAAGAAGCAGCTAATGCTGGACAAGAATGCCCTGCACTCAAAGAAACAAGGGCTTGTAATACTCAATTATGCATCAAAGACTGTGAAGTAGGTCAATGGTCTGAATGGAGTGCTTGCACAAAGACTTGTGGTGGAGGCACACGAATGAGAAACAGGGTTGTTAATACCCCAGCAACTAATGGTGGAAAGGAATGTCCAGCATTGACTGAAACGGAGACTTGCAATACACAAGCTTGTCCCATTGATTGCGAAGTAAGTACTTGGACTGAATGGAATTCTTGTAGCAAGCCTTGTGGTGGAGGTGTTCAAACAAGAACAAGAACTGTGACAAAACCATCTGCTTATGGTGGTAAGGAATGTCCCTTATTGAAAGAGACAAAACCATGTAATGAACAATCTTGTCAAGTTCCTCCTTCAGCAATCAATTGTGAAGTAAGTGCTTGGTCCAATTGGGGTGGATGCAGTAAGACTTGTGGCGGTGGAACTCAAAAACGAACCAGGACAGTCACTAAGCCTGCAGCAAATGGAGGAGCCGCTTGTCCGGTTCTAGAAGAGTCACAAACTTGCAATACCTTAGCTTGTCCTGTGGATTGTGTCACAAGTGATTGGGGTGCTTGGGATACTTGCAGTAAGACATGTGGTGGTGGTACACAAACAAGGACAAAGACCGTCAAAACACCAGCTGCTAACGGAGGTAAGGATTGTGGTCCATTGGTGGAGACTAAGGTTTGTAACGAGGCTGCTTGTCCTGTTGATTGTGTCAGTTCTTGGGGTGATTGGAATTCTTGTAGTAAGCCATGTGGTGGAGGCACACAAACAAGAACTCTCAAAGTAACACAAGAAGCTGTCAACAAGGGAACACCATGTCCTACGGTGCGTGAAGAAAGTAAGGTATGCAACACACAAGCTTGTCCACCACCTGGTTCTGTTGTATCCACTAATGGTCGTTGTGGACCTGGAAATGGTGATACACGGTGCTCAGATGGACAGTGTTGCTCAACCGAAGGATGGTGTGGTAGTGACTACAATTTCTGTAGCAGTAAAGCATTCAGAAGGAGCGATACAACCTATCACGGAACAAACGCCCCTACTTCAGCTTCATTTGACAAAGTTGATTGTCAAGTACAATGGACAGATTGGAGCAGATGTACTGAAACTTGTGGTGATCAAAAATCTGTCAGAACAGGAACAGTCACCCAACAACCTGCAAATGGTGGTGCAGCTTGTCCAACATCATTACGTGAAGAGAAAAGTTGTGGTTTGCCAGCTTGCCCACCAGTGAATTGTCAGGTTAGGTGGGACGATGTACTTCCTTGTTCAAAAACATGTGGTGCTGGTACAAAATTGCAAGTAGCAACTGTTACACAATATCCCAATAGTACTGGTACTCCTTGTCCAACAACCTTATCAAGATATGTAGCTTGCAACACACAAGCTTGTCCTGTCAATTGTGATTACACTTGGGGTGCTTGGAGTGGTTGCAGTGCAAGTTGTGGTGGTGGAACCAGAAGCAGGGACCCAATCATCACAACACAAGCAGCAAATGGAGGTACTGCTTGCCCAACAAAACAAACTGAAAATTGTAACACACAAGCTTGCCCTACTCCAGTCAATTGTATAAGTTTATGGAGTGATTGGGGTGCTTGTTCAGCATCATGTGGTGGAGGGACACAAAAACGAACACTCACTGTACTGCAAGAAGCAGCCAATGGAGGAAAAGCTTGCCCTGCTCGAGAAGAGTCAAAATCTTGTAACACACAGGCTTGTCCAGCACCAGCACCAGCACCAGCTACAAATAACGTTTGGAATCAAGTTCCAGGTAAGTTGAAACAAGTCTCACACAGTGGCAACACTGTATGTGGTGTGAACAGTGATGACAATGTGTTCTGTACTAATTTTGGTTCTAGTAGTTGGGGTCAGTTGCCAGGTAAGCTCAAGCAAATATCAGTTGATGGTACCAAAGCTTGTGGTACAGATGCTTCCGATAAAGTTTTTTGTATGGATGATGTCTTCTGGTTCAACCCATCATGGACAAGTGTTGCGGGTGGCATAAGGCAGATAGACGTATCAGGGTCTAAAATGTGCGGCGTGGATGCTAGTGGTGCTCTGTTTTGTGCTGACTATAAGAAGAATAACTGGGCACCAAAAACTGGTAACTTCAAACAAGTGTCAATCACTGGTAATAAGCTATGTGGAACCAACTCAGCTGATGACATTTTCTGTGCTGATGACTTTACTATAAGCAATCCTGCTTGGCAAAAACTTGGTGGGCAGTTGAGACAGGTTGATATTGATGGTAACCAGATGTGTGGTGTTACTGGTGCAGGCTCTGTTTACTGTGCACCTTACAAATCAAGTGATTGGAAACAAAAAGCAGGAATCAAGAAACATATTTCAACTGGTAGTGATGGAAAGGCGTATGCAGTAACCAGTTCTGATGATGTCTTTTACACAAACGCCATTGCATAAATGGTATTAGTAGCAAGAGGCTTAGTTATGATGATTCTAGTCTTGCGTCTTAACATTGTATTTATTTTTTCCTATGATAGTAAATGCAACTGCAGTTGAAGAAGTTCGATATCACTGGGATCAAAGACGATAAAATTGTGGTCTTGATTGGGAAGCGTGGAACTGGTAAGACTGAGTTATTGAAGGATATCCTATACTTCAAGCGTGATTTTCCCATTGGAACTGTGATTAACCCTACTGAGAGTGCTAACAAGAACTTTAGTAGTCTTGTGCCTCCTATCTTCATTCACGAAGAGTACAGACCAGAGATTATTGATAATGTCCTCAAGAGACAGACTATGATTATGAAGAAGATCAACAAGGAGATACAGCTTTATGGAAGAAGCAACATTGATCCCAGGGCCTTCCTGATTCTTGATGATTGTCTGTATGATAATGCCTGGAAGAAGGATAAGAACATTAGATACATCTTCATGAACGGACGTCACAAGAAGCTATTCTTTTTGGTTACAATGCAATACGTTTTGGGAATCGCTCCGGACCTGCGAACCAACGTAGATTATGTGTTTATTTGCCGTGAGAACATCATTGCCAATCGTAAGAGGCTCTATGATGCTTTTGCTGGTATGTTTCCAACCTTCGAGATCTTCTGTAGTGTAATGGATGCTTGCACTGAGAACTTTGAGTGTCTGGTAATAGACAATACATCTCGTAGCAACCGCCTTGAGGACCAAGTGTTTTGGTACAAGGCAGAGATTCACGAACCTTTTTCAATTGGAAGTCGTGAGCTATGGGAATTACATAACCAGACTGGTGCAGATGATGATGAGAATGAAGAGGAACTTTTTGATATCACTTCATTCCGCAAAAAAAGAAGTGGTCCACATCTGAGTGTGAAAAAGACATACTAAGACTAAGCCTAAGCCTTTTTGTCAGGCTTTGGAAGAGTTACATTCCTTTCCAACCAAGGATCCCCCTTGAACATTGTCTTGTACTTCCCTACAACATCAGTATCACCTATCTGTTCTTCATAGTATGTTCGAGGTAAGAACTTGTACTCTATGTGTCTATTTTGCTCCAATGCTTTGTATTTCTGTTCATAGATGCCGTGCATCACCATGAACATACCAATCACCATCAAGAAGAATATGACAGACCTCATTATCTCTTGTTTCTTACTTTATATGATATATGAAATTATATCATATGGTAACAAAATGATAAAGATGTAATCTAAGCATCAACTTGCTCCTCTTCAGTGCTGTTTGATGAAACAACAGACTCAATAACCTCAGAGACAAGTTGGCTTACAACTGCCTCTGTGGCTTCCTCAACTGTTGGCTCCTCAGCCACCTCTTCAACAACTACAGTGGGGCTTGATGATGATGTTGAAGCCTCTGAAGTTGAAGTAACAAGCTTGTTCTCTGCCCAAGTATCAGCCTCAAGCTCCTTCTTCACCTTCATAAATTGAAGCTCACGCTTCCTCTCCTCATAGAAGATGTCCTTCTTGATTTGGTTATCCTTGTAATGCTTCATCATAGTGTTGAGTTGTGTCTCAGCAAACTCTTGTTGTTGAATCTCCTCTGGGTTGGGGCTCCAAGGACACCAAGCACCTACCTCAGCAACATAGACATGGAACTTGCCATCAAGCTTCTTGAGCACCTCAGCACGCACTTGAGCCTCACGGATGGTATCGAACACACCCCTAACCTTGATACCGCGAACACTTGTCTTGAAGTTGTTCTTCTCATCAAATGCTTTTTGCAGTTCGTCGCTGTGAGTGCTGGTGAAGTAGTTGTACTCCTCACCAATCAAACCTGAAGAGAAAAGGTAACTGTAACGCTCCTTCAGCATACGAAGGTTATCAGCATCCTTGGGGTAACGAACAGTCAGACCATCGAACAGCTCTTTGAGGTCTGTAGTGAAGTTCTCAATAAACTTCTCAAAGAAGTAATGTTCTTTTTGTTGAATCACATCCTCTGGTGAGAGGAAAGAAAGACATACATAGTTTTGCCCACGGAGTTGTGGGTCAGTGTCAAGGTAGTCTTCTTGACTACAAGGGACTAGTTGTGATGAAGACATTAGTTTCTTTTGATGTAAGATATTATAGAGGAAGATATGAAAAACCTTAAATGAGTTTGTTGAGGTTCATTTATATACGGACTGGATAACACAAAACCTGCGTAATTTCTGGCGCCTAAAAAATTTTCTTAATTTAGATTATAAACTATAATCACAAATGGGTTTTTCCGTTGATGCCAAAGAACTTGCCGTGCGCGTCCTGAAGTACATCCTTGAGGGTTCCGTTGTTGCCATTGCTGCTTGGATGATCCCTTCCAAGAAGCCCTCTCTGGAGGAGGTGTTCACCCTGGCCCTCGTTGCCGCTGCCACTTTCTCTATCCTTGACCTGTTCATGCCCAGCATCTCCGCCTCCGCCAGGATGGGTGTTGGCCTCGGCATTGGTGCCGGCCTGACCCCCGTTGGTCGCGGTATTGCTGGTCTCTAAGCAATTGACTATTAGGACGTACTTGATGTGTCCTTCGTCCAAAATGCATAGATAAAATCATAGACAATATTAGAGTTATTGATGACAAAATTTGTTTTTGTATCTATCAATGGAAGCACCATGATACTAAAAGTAAGTCAATTTGCAAGTGACAAAGAATTACATATGTCTCTTGTAAGTGCTATCATTGACAATGGTGTCAGTTGGTTGCCAAAGTACTTCAAAACAAATAGATATCAAATAGTATCAGATGCAATAACAAAGATGGTATATGCAAGCAAAGTTAAAATGTTTCTAGAACGCTACGTAAGGAAACGAGAACAAATAAGTGCAAGAATAATACAAAGGTGCTGGAGACGGTGTATTGTTGATCCATCTTATGTTATGTGTTATAGAAGATTGATGAATGAGTACAATGAGATGAAATTTGATGTCGATGACGAATAGATACTAAATTTAGCAAATACCATCACAAATGAACAGTCCCCATAAACGTCCTAAACCCTAAAAGGGACTTCCTCTCTATAATTTAAAAGTATTTAACAGTTCAGTTGTTTTTCTGTCGTAGATACGTTTGTATATACAATGGCTACCGATTTCATTAAACCCCTTGACAATGCTCTTCTTCAAAAGTATGATGTCCGATACTATGGTAGTGACTGTGACATTTATGACATTATCAATGACTTCTTAGAAGAAAATCAGAGTGAGCGCGCCTTCTACATTATTGACCTGGGACAAATCCTTGATGCATATATGAATTGGGTTAATGTCCTTCCAGATGTAAAGATATTCTATGCTCTGAAATCGAACCCCAACCCTGTTATACTTGAGACATTGTCA